TACAGAATGTTTCAAGCGGGCTTCTTTACCCCATATTGGAATTTTGCTGATATTGCTGATAGTTGTGATTATTTAGATGAGATAGAATGTTCCGAAAATAGCAGCTCTATAAGACCGAGAAGCGATTGGAAAGATAACATCTCTAAAGGTGTACAAACATTCAAAACAAAACATAGTTACTCCCCTGCCTGGGAAAATAGAGTACCAGATAGTACTGAAAAAGAAGTTAAAGATGTTTTAAAAACAATTTATAAAAAATATGCTAAATGAATATTTCGATTGCATATATGTTATTAATTTAAAAAGACGGTCTGATAGACTAGAGCATATTACTAATCAATTTAAAAAAATTGCGACAAATTTTAAGCTTATAGAAGCAGTTGATGGTAGTTTAATACCTACAAATAAAAGAGTAGGTAATGGCTGGAATTATAAAGGCGTTACAGGGTGCGCATATAGTCATAAAAAAGTCTATCAAGATGCTCTTAGTAATAATTTTAACTCTATATTAATAGTAGAAGATGATAATGTCTTTTCTGATAATTTTATAGACGAATTTAATTTTTTTATTCAACAAGTACCCTCGGAATGGGATATACTTTACTTCGGTGGTAATCATCAAGTAAAAAATAAAGCTATTAATGTTAATGTAGAAAAAATATCTCATACGTTAACAACTAATTGTTATGCTATTAAAACAAAACATTTACCCTTTTTAATTCAACATCTTCCAGACAACACTCTAGATCTTGAATACCCTATAGATACGTTACTCACCCTTATCCAACAAAAGAGTGACTGCTACGCTTTTAAGCCTAAAATATGCTGGCAGTTAGAAGATTTTTCAGATATTGAAAATAAAAAGCAACCTATACCGTTTTTAAGAACACATACAGACAAAGCTACCGTTATTATCTCTTCATTCAATCAAAGTAAAAGATTGAAGTTTGCCCTCAGTAGTATTGTTAAGCAAGATTATGATAATTATGAAGTTATAGTAGCAGATGATAATTCAACCGACGATACCATAGAAATGATAAATAAAAATTTTAAAGGAGTAAAAATTTCTCTCAATAAAAAATCTAAAAGTAAGAAGTACACTCTGGCAGATAATTGGAATACTGCAGCTGCTTTAGCTACGGGAAAAAGATTAATCTTTACTAACGGCGATAATTTATTCTCATCAAATTTTATTTCTGCACATATGGATACAAATATGAAATCTGATATTATATTTGGACCCAACGAACGTACGACAGAAGAAATAATAAATTACTTAGAAAGTAAAAATCATATTGATCTGTTAAAATCAATTAAAATAATAGAGAGAGATCTAAGACATGATGACAGCGCTTATACGTATAATAACACATACAATACATGGTACCCATGGGGTAATAATTTTTCTATTCCTACGGAAATCTTTAATAGCGTAGGTGGTTTTCCGTCTAAAGATGTTTACGGTGGTGAAGAGAAAGAATTGCTAGATAGTGTTGTTCAAAAGCATAAAACATTAATTAAATCTAATAAAAATGCATATACACTACATTTATGGCATCCACAATTTAATAATACTAAAACAGAAAAAAGAGAGGAATATTCCTTATGATTTGTTACCCGCTATTAGGACATAACGGTAGATTTGGTAATCAATTATTTCAAATTGCTGCGACATATTCACATGCTTTAGATTGTAATACAGAAGCGTTATTTCCAACCTGGGAGCATAATGACATTTTTCAAAATGAAATTAAAACGTATACTATACCGCCTAAGATTGAAAATGAATATTCTGAAAAACATTTTTATTTCGACCCTATTCCAAAACTATCTAATTTAGCTATAAAAGGATACTTTCAAACAGAAAAATATTTTATTAATAATAAGCAAAAGATTATTAATTTATTTGCTTTTAAAGACGAGCTAGTAGATAAAATAGTAGCTAAATATAAAGATCTTTTAGATAAAGATCCTGTTGGTGTACAGCTTCGAACATATACACATGGAGCTATTGATCCTAGACACATTCATTGCGATATATTTGAACAAGAAGATTATCTAAAAAACGCATTTAAGCTTTTTGGTAGAGATAGGCTCTATATAGTTATTACAGATAATTATAGTTATACAGAACCTAGACTACCTAAACTTAATAATATAAAGCTTATTAATTCTGATAATTTTTATGAAGATTTTATTTTATTAACCCTATGCACAGATAATATTATTTCTGCATCTTCATTTGGATGGTGGGGCGCTTACCTTAATAAAAATAAAAATAAAAAAATTGTAGCACCAAAGAAATGGTTTAAAATTACAGCAAAAGAAGACCCATGGTATGATTCACGTGACATTGCATGTGATGACTGGATACACCTATGAGCCTCTCAGTTGTTATTCCTTGTTATGAGATGAATGGAAATGGAGCAAAGTTTTTAAGACAACTTTTACAAACTATAGATAAACAGACAATAAAATCCAAAGTTGAAATTATTATCTCTGATGACTCTGCAGGTGATAGTATTTTTAAGGCATGTGAACAGTTTAAAAGATTAAAAATCAAGCATGTAAAAAATGAAAGTAAAATTAAAAACTTTTCAAGCAACTGTAATAACGGTATAAAGAACAGTGAAAACGACTACATCAAACCTATGTGTCAAGATGATTTTTTTGTAAGAGAAGATGCTCTGGAAATATTCTTAAACAACAAGTCTAGCTGGTGCGCTAGCAGGTGCATACATTATAACGAAGAAGAAAAAAAATTTTACAACCCTCTTACACCCTATTATCATGATGATATATTGAGAGGTGTTAATACAATTAGTTCGCCGAGTAGTATAGCTTTTTTACGTGATGGTAATATTTTATTTGATAATAATTTATCCTGGTTTATGGATTGTGAATTTTACTACCGCTTACAACAGCGAGAAAAAATTAGAGTAATACATGAAATTTTAATTGGTAATAGATGTTGGTCTGGGCAGGTAACGAATACTCTTATAACAGATGAGCTAGTTGTAAGGGAGAAAACCTATATAAATAAAAAGTATGAAAAAGCCATTTTCGTTTAGTAATTTTGGGGTCGATAATCACTTTGATTCATTTACAAAACAAGTATGTATTTTTATTGAAGGCATGTGGTTTGAAAAGCCGGAATATACTAATAGTGAATTCAAGGTGTTAGTTAATTGTACAGAGCCTTTGGAAGTCGTCAATCAGTGTTTTGCTTTAGATGATATTGTTAAGAATCAAAAAAAATTCGATTTAATCCTAACTTCGCATGATTATGTTCTAGAGAATTGTAGTAATGCTAAGTTTTTTGTATTTGGTTCAGGGTGGGTACCGCCAATACCCGATGATTACAAAAAAGAGTTTGTACTTTCGTTTTTATGCGGCTCAAAGCAAACATTACCAGGTCATAAGCTTAGACATGTAGTGTTAAATCATTCTGATTATTTTAATAATTGCTTTAAAAAACAATTCTATTATGCTTATAATGCCAGTGATAAAAAAGATACATTATATCCTGCTATGTTTTCAATAATAATAGAAAATACCCAGCATAAAAATTACTTTACTGAAAAAATTGTAGATTGTTTCTTAGCTAAAAGTATACCGCTTTATTGGGGTTGTCCGAATATAAGTGATTTTTTTGATACAGGTGGTATAATAAAATTTACTGATGTAAATGAATTAATTTTAAAGAGCAATATTTTAACTCCAGAAATTTATAATGCTAAACAGGACATAATTGAAAAAAACTTTAATACAGCTATTACCTATAGAGACTTTCATAAACGAGTATCAAATGAAATAAAAGAAGCATTATGTCAAAAATAATTTATCTTACTATTCCTGCACATTGTCAACAAGGAGGCGTTGAGTCCTTATATCAACTTTCTGACGGTCTAGTGAGGGCAGGGTTTGATTGTAAGGTCTTGTACGTAGTTGACGATACTTACGAAATAATAGAAAATGGTCAGCCCGATAAATTTAAACACTATAAGGCTTTTAGTGCTGCAAATATTGATGATAAAGAGGATAATTTAATCATAGTCCCTGAAGTTTGGACACAGGCGTTAAGTAAATTTAAAAAAATAAAAAAATGTATTTGGTGGCTCAGTGTTGATAATAATTTAAACTCCGTAAAAGGTAATTTCTCTGAATGGAATAATAAAAACATTATTCATTTATTCCAAAGCTATTACTCACAACAATACGTAAACTCTAGGGGTTGTACGGGCTTTATGATTAGAGATTATATTAACCCTAAAAATTATAATGATTTAAATTTAGAAAGAAAAAATATTGCATGTTATAACCCACAAAAAGTTTCTAGCTCTACGCAAAATGCTATTAATTTTCTAAAAGAAAAAAACTATGAAGTTCTACCTCTGCAAGGTTTTTCAGCAAAAGAGCTTTTAGAAAAATTTAATGAAATAAAGATTTATTTTGATTTTGGACATCACCCTGGTCGAGACAGACTTCCTCGTGAAGCCGCACTTAACGGTTGCGTAATTGTTACAAATATGAAGGGCAGCGCTGCATATTACGAGGATGTAACCATTGCCCCTAAATATAAGCAGATTGATTTCAATGGAAGTCTTTTTGAGGATATTATGTCAAACTTTAGCGAACACAAAAAAGCTCAAGAAGACTACATAGCTGAAATAAAGAAAGACGAACAAAACATTGTATCGGACTTAAAAAATATTTTTAGTAGAATCCTTTAAAAAAGATACTACAATTTAATTATGATTATTAAAGATATTAAAGTTTATGACGGTAAATTATTGCATAGCAGATTTGCATATCGCTTTTTTAGAGAAAGAACACTCCCTATTGGTAATATTATCGCTTTTCGTGCTCCAATGAAAGTTGAAGTCGAGGGTATGATAGATTCAGAAGATGTGCTTAATAACGATTACATCTATAGTGACGATGCTATTAATTTTCTCTGGGAAATTCCGTACCTGGATGCTTTCGGTGCAGTTGCCTGGCAGAGACTATTTAACACTCAGATAGCGAATATTTTGAGTACTAAGTATTTGAATACACCTATTGAAGTCGATGGTGATGATCTAATCGTTCATAAAGAGCACAATCAGGGTGGTGTAACACAACCTAAGGGTAAGTGTAGCGTTAGTATTACCTATACTAAAAACGGTATTGCGCTAGGTCATACCGGTATTAATATTAGTGCAGGTAAAAAAGCACCTGCATTTGCGTATTCGACAAATTTAACTAATGAGCAAGCGGATTCTTTCATGAAGGAAGTTGTTGAGTTGTTTTATAGGCTTAATGACGATATCTTTATTGCTACTTCAAAAGTTATTAGTTAATGACAATATTTGATTTTATTTCAGATATCATTTTTTATAAAAAGAAGAACTGCTTAGCTACTGTTGATGATGAATCATCTTTTACGCCTTACTTAGTCAACCGGTGGCTAAGTATGTATTCAACTCAAATTGCAAAGACGTCTAATATACTAAACAAGTACTTGGGTATTTTTGAATCTAAAGCTGAGTTGTATAGTTTGTTCGTTGCTCTTATACCTAAATCACCAAATAAGAAGATTAACTACTTTAAACGCAAGAAGGAAGAGGTAAAAGAAGTTAATCAATCTATACCGCTGTTGGCAAAGACCTACGAATTATCACAACGCGAAATCAGTGATTATTTAAACACGTTGAATTTAAACAAAATATAATTAAATTAACTTATGCCTGCAGATATAGATACACTACCCACACAAAAAAGCGTAATTGATTTATCAGAACTACCAAAGAATTCGTTTAATTCAGTATTTTATGGTTATAATCTTAAAGCACTATTAGATGATATTTTATTAGTTAGATTCGTTGATGAAACAGAAGACGGTACTTCAATTGTAAGAAATGGTATTTTTGTACCTATCAATGTTGATGCTAAAGCGTGGCGTATTGGTGAGGTCATTCTCTGTGGGCCAAATGCAAAACATGTAAAAAAGGGTGACCATGTATGTTTTCCAAACAACTTAGGTATACCTGTAGCAAATATTGAGATTGAAAACTATGGTCCTCTTAAAAAAGGAATCTTTCTTAATGAACAGAGAATTTTTGGTATTTGCTCCGTAAGGAATGATAATGAAAGTGTCGCTGCCTACATTAAAAAATCTTCTCCTAAGCAACGTGGCCGAAATTAAATTTTTAAGAAAGCGCCCTAAAGCAGGAGCTCCTTCTTCACGCCGCATGCTTTGTACAAACTCTCTTCCACTATTAATGAGCCCAGAAGGTCGTGTTGCATTAAACTATAGACGAGCAATTAATAATCCAAAATATAATCCAAGCGCAAAAAATGTTCTTATTACTTGGGATATTTTTATGCAAGATTACCGCTGTATTAACATGGCGGCGTGTGACCTTATAAATGTTATACCTGCAAACAAATCGTTTTGGAAATTTTTTAATCAAAAGTTAGCTCTACTTTCTACCGATCAAAAAGTGAGGTTTATGAACACATGACATCGGTAGAGGAAATAGAAGAAAAAATAAAAGGACTCTTACAACGCAAAGTTATTTTTGCTCTTGAAAATAAAATTCTAAAGAAAGGTAGATTAATTTTATTTTGCGTAAAAGACTTTTTTTGCGTTTTTACTTTAATTTGTGAAGAGAAAAACAATAAAAGAATTATCTACGAGCTTCCTTATCCCTTCAAATTTTTAAAAAATAATTACAAATATATTTTTGACTACACGGTAAAGACGTTTTGTCATAGTAATCCCAGTATTGAAGAAACAGTAAATGATGTTATCCCTGTTAAGCCTTCCAAATTATTTAATAAAAAAATAACTATAACTATAATTTAGATAGTATATAATAGGTTACGTGTTCAGTAAATACCTCCATCATTTTCCACGAGATTATAATCCGAGTAATCAGCAGATAAAATTAATAAAAGGCGTTGAGAAAGCTTTTAATAATGGAAAAAAATTTGTTATATGCTGTGCACCTACAGGTTCAGGTAAAAGCTTTTTAGCAAAAACACTATCCGGGCTCGGCTCTAAACCTACTGATAAATTTGTAGAAAGCATACGCTCTTATTCTGCATATAGACAAGACTTTTCTGGTAACTATATAAATGAAGTTGATTGTATTTCGCAGCCACCATTTGGAACGTTTGCGCTAACTATTACAAAATCTTTACAAGATCAATATTTGCACCTATTTCCAGAAACCAATATCCTAAAAGGTAAGGCAAATTACGCGTGTGATGTAGATCCAAATTTTGATGTCGAAACAGCACCATGTGTTTTGGTACCTAAGATAAAAGAAGAATGCTGGGAGAGCAATCGTTGCCCTTATTATTCTGCGCGTAATAATTCACTACTATCACCGTTTGCTGTTTTAAATTATAAAATGTTTCTAACTCTACCCGGTCATGTTAAAAGAAAGAATTTTATTATTTGCGATGAAGCTTCAGAATTAGAAGATGAATTAGTAAAAAGATTTTCTGCAGAAGTAACTTATGAGAGATTAAAGAATTATGGAATAGAATTTAGAACGTTAATTGCAGATAGTCCAGATAAAGCGAGAACCTGGATAACCGAGCTTATTTTTACTGTGAGTGAAAAGATTAATACACTTATTAATAGAGTAAATAAAAAACAAAGAACACTCTCACAGCCTGAAAAAATAAGACTTCAATACCTTAAAACTCTTCATGGCTCGCTTGTCACTGTACATAATTTATGGAGAGAGTGTGAATATATTATTGATAAAGATGCCAAGCGTGTTGTGCTTACACCGCTACGTGTTAATCGCCTATCACGTTATATCTTCGACTACGCAGAAAATGTTTTACTAATGTCTGCAACTATTATTGATCATAAAAATTTTGCAAAAAATCTAGGTATAGATGATTATGAATATGTAGAGGTAGAAAGCGATTTCGATCCACAAAAGTCACCTATATACGTCTCATCGAAAAATAGTTTAAATTTTAAAAACTTAACTAATACTTTACCGGTAATTTGTGAGCAAATAAAGACGATAACCGATCATCATAAAACAGAAAAAGGTATAATACATACACATTCGCGTGATATAACAAATTTTATTAAAGGTAAGTTATCTAGTAATATAAGATTTCTCTTTAGAGATGATGCTTCAAATAATGAAGCTATCTTAAAAGAGCATTATGAATCAGATTTTCCAACCGTGTTAGTCTCACCGTCTTTAGCTTTTGGTGTCGATTTAAAAGATCATTTAGCGCGATTTCAAATTATTGTAAAATTACCGTTCCCACCTCTTTCATCTAAATATATTAAAAAATTGTTTGATTTAGATAAAGAATGGTATGAGAATAAAATGCTCAATGCATTAGTACAAGCTTGCGGTAGAGCAACTAGGAGCAAAAACGACTTTTCTACCACATATATACTTGACGGTAATGTAGTTAATGTTATAAAACGCGCTAAACATAAGCTTCCAAAGTCTTTTATTGACCGCATTTGTTAATAAATAATATAGTGAAGAACCAAACATTTCACTTTGAGATAAAAGACCTAGTTACACAATTTGTAGCTGCGTTTGATGACATTATAATTAAGAGGTATGATAAAAATAGAGTACCGCAAAACGATGTACAGGTAAGATACGTATACGCTCCAAAGCAAAGAGTGTTATACGATTTGGTTAATAAAGCACAAAATCTTACAGTTCCGGTTGTAGCTATTAATATTAATAGCGTTAGTAGAGACGAATCGCGCGTATTCAATAAACTCGCCGGGTTTTATGTTTCAAGAGGTGCAGGAGAATTAGACACACAAATTAATTCACAGTTTTATAGAACCCCAGTACCTGTAAACATTCAGGTGAATATGTCTGTTATAACAAAATTTCAAACAGATATGGATCAGATTATTTCAAATTTTGTTCCTTATAATAATCCTTATATAATACTTTCCTGGAAAGTACCTTTTACTATCTTACAAAGCACAGTTCCTCAGGAGATAAGAAGTGAAGTTTTATGGGATGGCGGTATTACTCTATCTTACCCCACTGATATTGCGGCAAACGAAAAGTATAGAATTGTAGGTGATACAGCTTTTACTATTAAAGGATGGTTATTCCCATACGTTCAGAACCCAGCAGGCAATATATTTTATATCGATACTAACTTTAGGACTGCGTCAATACTTACATCCTATGAAGAGCTTTCAGGCGATACGTATGTATTTCCTGTTAGCAGCGGCCTTGTTAATGAAGTCGAGTCTTTCACACTATCAGGTAGTTCAGATATTACAAACATATCATGGATTAATACGAACTTTAGTTAAATAAATATAGTATACTATGGCGCAAGATCCAAATAGAGAGAGTACGTTCGGCCGCGATGTAATGAAGTTTATTTCATCTAAGCTTCCTTATCAGTCGCTTAATATAGAAAATAAAATCAATGCACTAAATCCAAAGTATTCAGAATTTTTTGATAAAGGTACAAAAAGAGAAGAAGCATTATCACGTCAATCTGTTTCATCATCACTTACATTTACGGATGATTTATATGCTAATGTAGTTCAAAATAAAGATTATCATAATTTTATGTATGCTAACATTCAACCTGATAAAGGGAGAAGGTTAACAGATTATAGAGTTATGGCAGCTTTTTCTGAAGTTGCAGACGCGTTGGATGAAATATGCGATGAGTTTATTAATAAAGATGATAACGGTGATATAATTAAATTAAAATTTAAAACAGGTCATTTATCAGAAGAACAAAGAGAAAAGCTTAAAAAAGAATTTCAAAAGTATGTAGGGTTTTTTGATTTTGAAAATAAGGGGTGGGAATATTTACGTCAATTATTAGTTGATGCAGAGCTCTATTGGGAGCATATTATACACAAAAAATTTCCAGAAGAAGGTATTCTCGGTGTGGTAGCAATACCTTCAGATTTAATAGATCCAATTTTTGAGAATGTACAAAATCAAATAGTCCGAGGTTTCTTATTACGTAAAAATATTTACGATACCAAGAACCCGGGTAAAGTTGCCAAAGTAGAATTGGTTCCGATGGATAATAATCAGGTAACATATATTAATTCTGGTATTTGGAATGAAACTAAAACAATGCGTCTACCGTTCATTGAAAACGCACGCCGCGCATACAGACAACTTTCACTTATAGAGGATGCAATCGTAATTTATCGCTTAGTTAGAGCACCAGAGCGCTTAGTCTTCAATGTTGATGTAGGTAATATGCCCCCGCCTAAGGCCGAAGCATATTTACGTAAGCTTATGACCAATTATTGGTCGAGACGTACATATGATAACGATCAGGGCGCTACTGTCCAAAAATTTAATCCTCAATCAATGCTAGATAGTTTTTGGTTTGCAAAAAGAGCTGGCAGTACCGGTACAGAGGTAGTACAGCTTCCCGGTGGCCAGAATCTAGGTGAATTAACAGATTTGATGTATTTCGTTCAAAAGCTTTATAAATCACTAAAGGTACCGGTTACCCGTTTAAATGTTGAAGATGTTTTTAAGGATGGCACGGACATACTTCGCGAAGAATTAAAATTTGCTCGCTTTATTATTAGACAGCAGCAGAGGTTTGCGGCTGGGTTAAAGAATGGTTTTGCTACTCATCTTAAGTTAAAAAAGACATGGGAAGAGTATAAGTTAAAAGAAACAGATTTTGAATTATTTTTCAATGTACCTACTAACTTCTATGAATTAAGAGAAAATCAAAAGTTCCAACTTAAAGCTGAGAACTTTAATTCAATTACGCAGAGTGAGTTGGTTTCAAAAACTTTTGCTCAAAAGAAGTATCTTGGGTGGTCTGAAATTGATATTATGGCTAACAGAGAGTTCTTAAGAAAAGATAGAGAGTTATTGTGGGAGTTAGATCAGATTACTAACGGTGGTCCAAACTGGAAAGAGCTAGGAGCTGTGGCACCCGGGCAAGGCGGTGAAGCGGGTGGTGATGCAGGCGGTGGTATGGGTGGCAGTGGTGGATCTGCGCTTCCACCTCAATTTGGTCCAGCTCCAGCTGCTGCAGGTGGGGAAGCGGGTGCGGAAACAGGTGGAGCTGAAGCTGGTGCTGCTGGCGGCGCAGCTGCTCCTGCCGCCCCAGCTGCTTAACTTATAACAGTTGTCAGACATAAATAACTATATGGATTGTACGGAAATTACGCCTATTACAGCGTTCCAGAGCACTAATCTTAATAGTAAGATAGACTCTTTTACTAGACTAGCTGATAGAATCGTAAGGTCTATGGGCGCACCGCTCTTAAACCTAGAAATACATCATGATCAATTGTTTGAAAACATTTCTATAGCTTGCGAAATGTTTGCAAAGTTTGCAGGCTATACAGAAGAAATTTTAGTGTTTGATTCTGACCTTTATAAAACAGGTAAAGGTTTAAAATTAGACGAATTATTTAGCATAACACCTTATTTTAGTAAAACAATAACTCCAACAAAAACAGTTTATTCAGCAATCAATACAATACCAGCTGGTACATTTTCCTCTTCTCCAACACTTTCTAGCACGTATGAAGATGGTATTTTTGTTAACCAACTTCTAACAACCACAGATTACTTAAGTGTAATTAACTTCAATGGCATATACGCAGATTATTTTAAACCATCATCAAATAATCAGGAAAAATTTGTTAATAGTTTTGATTACGATGTGATGGATTATAGAAAAGTTGTCGATGTTATAGATTTTGAAGAAGGTTCAAGCAACGGTGTTAATACACTGTTCACTATTGAACAGACATTAGCGCAACAAACTTATTTTAGTTACGCGATGGGTAATTATGGCTTTGATTTAATTAGTTGGTACGTGCTTAAAGATTGGCTAAAAGTAAGAGAAAAAATGCTTGCTTTAAGAAGAGCTTTACTATTTGATGATAGAACACAATATCTAGTTATGTTCCCACCACCCAGAACACCTGGATCGGGAAGCAGATTTTATGGTGTAATTAATTGTTATGTTGAAAGACCCTTAAGAGATCTAATAAAAGAACCGTGGGTTTATCAATATGCACTTGCTTTAAGTAAAATTGCTATCGGTAATGTGAGAGGTAAGTATACAGGTACCACGATGTTTGGTGGTGGTCAAATAAACTATAATGACTTATTATCTCAAGGTCTTTCAGAAAAAGAAAAGCTTGAACAAAAGCTTTACGAAGGTGCACCTGGCTTTGGCGATGCAGCGCCACCTTCATTCTTTGTAGGATAATGATTCCTTTAAATAACGCGGGTAAGTATAGACAAGGTCTTTTTAGACCTAAAAATTCAAGTAAATATATAGGTAGAACGCCACCGGTTTATAGATCCGGCTGGGAGCTTCGCTTTTTTAGATGGTGTGATGAGAATACAAATGTTTTAGAATGGGCTAGCGAAGCTGTAATAATACCTTATATAAATCCTTTGGATGGTAAAGCGCATAGATATCATACAGATGGTATTATAGCTATAAAAGAAAAAGACGCTATAAGTAAATACATAATTGAAATAAAGCCGTCTGATCAAACAAGACCGCCAATTACGGGAAAAAAGAAAAATAGTACTTTAATTTACGAAAATAAGAGATATATACAGAATATGGCTAAGTGGGAAGCTGCTAAAAAGTGGTGTGACAAAAGAAATTATAGATTTCTTATTTTGACAGAAAAGGAGTTAGGTCTAAGATAAATAGACTTATTAACTATAAATATTAATATGTCGCTTCGCCTACTAGTTGAAACGCCGGCTCCTGAAGAGCAATTTGAATATATTCTAGAAGAAAAAAATTCTAAAGAACCAGGCAAACTGTGCATTCAAGGACCATACATGGTTTGTAATGAAGTTAATAAAAACCAGAGAGTATATGAAAAGACTGATATGGAGCGTGAAGTTAATCGCTATGTAAAAGAAATGGTTAACACACAACGCGCAATGGGTGAACTTAATCACCCAACATCAGCTGAAGTGAATTTAGAGCGTGCATGCCATATAGTTACGAATTTAAAAATGGAAGGTAATTATGTAATAGGTAAGTCACAAGTACTCTCTACACCCATGGGTCAGCTAGTTAGATCTCTTGTTAATGACGGCGTAAAGGTTGGTATGTCTAGCCGTGCATTAGGTAAATTAAATGAAGAGTCTGGTGGTGTTAACCGTGTAACGGATATGCGGTTAATTGCAGTTGACTGTGTTGCAGACCCCTCTTGCCCTAAAGCTTTTGTAAATGGTATATTAGAAAGTAAGCAATACGTTCTAGCACAGGACGGACAGTTAGAAGAAATTTATGATAGATTTGAAAATTCGTTGAAAAAATTACCTACTCGTGAGGTACAATCTTTTCTGAAGGAGCAGATAATATCTTTTTTCAAGTTCTTAAAGACTTCGTAAAATGTAGAAAATTGATATACAACTAAATAAATATTTATATGGCTAAAAAAGCTGACAAAAAACAAGACAAGAAAAACGACAAAAAGAAGCTTAACGAGCATCAAGAAATAGTTAAGTTTTTAAGTTCAATTTCTCAGAAAAATTATTCTGAGGCTAATAAATATTTACAGAACGTCATCGATTCAAAGCTCAAAGCAAAGATCGGTGAGGCTCTAAAAGAAAAACTTTTTTAATTTATGGAAAACAACATCACAAAGGTATTGAGAGAAGCTACTAAGGATATCCTTACAGAGGATGTTCTTAAGGAAATCGAAGCTGCGTTTGATAGTACAGTTAATGAAAGAGTACAGCTTCACGTAGAAAAAGCTCTTACCGAGCAAGATGCTGATTATTCAAAGAAACTAGAAACTTTAGTAGAAGCAATTGATACTGATCATACCAACAAGCTTAAAAAGGTTGTTGAAGCAGTTGATGCAGATCGTGCAGAAAAACTAAAAACAATTGTCGAAAAATATGAAGCTACCGTTAAAAAAGAAGCTTCGTCATTTAAAGACAGTATGGTAGACAAGGTTAGTAAATACCTTGATATTTACTTGGAAGAAAAACTTCCTTTATCAGATATAAAGGAAGCTGTCAAGAACAAGAGAGCTATTACAGTTCTCGAAGGTCTTCGTACAGAACTTTCTGTTGACATGGCGCTCGCTAAAGATAATATCAGAGATGCTATTGTGGATGGAAAGACCAAGATTGATGAAGCTGCAACGCAGCTTGAAGCCGCTAATAAGCAGGTAGAAAAGTTAACCGAGGAAAATCGTAAGATGCTCGCTCAGCTTGTACTAGAAAAGAGATTATCTGATCTAGATCAAGAGAAGAGAACATATATGAAAAAAATGCTCGGCCATAAAACTCCAGAATTTATTAAGGAGAACTTTGACTACACACTCAAATTATTTGAGAAAACTGAAGAAGAACGGCTTACAAATCTTAAAACAGAAGCAGTTGCTGAGTCGATTTCAACAGAAGTTGATCGTCCAGTAATTGAAGAAAAAGTTGAAACTCCTTCAAAAGACGATCCAGCATTTGGATTGTATATGAATGAGCTCAGCAAATACTAATTTCTCTCGAAAAAGATTTGTTTAGGGTTAACCCTGAATAGAAAAAATTAACTGGTCGACATTCACTTATAAAGGATATAAAATTAAATTATGTCAAAACAAGTTCGTCCTACACAGGCATACATCGATGAATCACGCGCGAAGGTATTGCTCGAGAAATGGGGTCCAGTATTGGATTACTCTTCCGACAACGTTCGCACGATCGAAGATGATCACACTCGTTTAAACACTGCTATCCTCTTGGAAAACCAAGAGAAGTGGTGTTTCGAAGCCTACGGAAATAGCTCTAACAACATAGCTGGTGGTTCAACTAGCGTCTTTGGTTCCATTGACGCAGGTGGTACTGGTGGTCATGTTGGTAATGTTGATTCCTACGCTCCAAATGATGCACGTCTTCCTAAGATTCTAATTCCGATGATTCGCCGTACGTTCCCTGAGTTGATCACTAACGAAATCGTTGGTGTTCAGCCCATGAGCGGACCCGTAGGTCTTGCTTTTGCTCTTCGTTATAAGTACGATTCTAACGCTTTAGGTTATGATTCAGCTGGTTCAGGGCTTGATGCCTCGTTGACAGCTGGTTCTAACTTCAGCAACCCTCAAGCACAATCTAATGGCGCTGAATTGGGATATCAATATCTCGATACACGCTTTACAGGAACGTCATCCACTGGCTTAACAGCCAATGCTGGTGGCTTGTTCCCGATGATGGATCAGGATACTGGTGTTGCTCAATTGCTTTCGCAATTTGAGTTAACATCCAAGATCCCTCAGATCCTGGTCAGCTTCGAAAAGACAGCCGTTGAGGCTGGTACTCGTAGGCTCGCCGCTCGTTGGTCTGTTGAACTCGAGCAGGATCTTAAGAATATGAATGGCATCGATATCGATACCGAACTCACTAACGCAATGTCGTATGAGTTGCAGGCCGAAATCGATCGCGAAATGATTATTCGTATGATCCAGACCGCTATTCAGGCAGGATACGGCCCCGGATATTCCGTGTGGTCACCCGCCTCTGCAGACGGTCGCTGGCTCGTTGAGCGTAATCGTGACTTCTATCAGAGACTTATTGTCGAAGCTAACAGAATTGCAGTTCGTAACCGTCGTGGTGCAGCCAACTTTATCGTTGCTACACCTCGCGTTTGCGCAATTCTTGAAATGCTTCCTGAATTCCAGTGGGCACCAGTTAGCGGAAACGTTAACACCCAGCCAGTAGGTGTTGCAAAAGTTGGATCACTCGGTGGTCGCTTTAACGTATATCGCGATACACGCACTGAAGCCCAGGCCGAAGCATATACAGGTGGAAACTATGCCGGTAACGGTTGGCCTTCCACAGGTACAACTAAGCGCCAACAGCGTTTAGAGTATGCTCTCTTGGGTTACAAGGGACCGGAATTCTACGACACTGGTATCATCTATTGTCCGTACATTCCTGTCATGGTTCAGAGAACTATTGGTCCGAATGACTTTGCTCCTCGCGTTGGTCTATTAACACGTTATGGTGTTGTAGATAACATCTTTGGTGCAAATCTTTACTACCATGTAATTATCTTAACCGGCCTTGGTGTTGCGTTCCAGCCTGGAACACAATCTGTCTACTTCTAAAAAAAGTAGAGGAGGTCATAAAAAGAAAACTTCTTCACCTAGTAAGTCCTAGGACATTTAAAAGGGGGCCTCTTGCGGGGCCCCTTTTTTTTGTTTAGATATAAAAAAAAGCACTATTTGAGAATAAATATTTACATGGCCTTACTAACATCTACACTTTCTTCTAATGCTACTAATACTAGCACATATAACCTTGCTAACTCAGCATTTACTGGTACAATTACCGTTTCCGGTCAAATCGACCCTAGTTTTGACGGTACATTATCTGGTAGCAATTCTGTTTTTAGCGGAACATTTAGTTATGGTGTAACAGGTGCTGCAGGTAGTACATTGACTGCTAATGCAAATCAGTTAGTACTAACTATACCTTATGCTGGTGGATCAAATGTAGTTTATGGTTCGCTAAAGAGCGATAGCGTTTATTATCCTGGTGCTAGCGCTGTAGTACTTGTTGTTGGGTTTGATATTCCCTTCTTTAACACTACTATTAGCGTTTCAGCCAATAGAACTACTGCAGTTCTTCCAGCAAATAACAATTACGTTAATCAAATAGATGTGCCTTACAAAGCAACAGCTACAAATACATCCATTGGAACAAATAATGTAAGATTCCGTACAGTTGGTGACTTTCTCAGACTGCAGAATCTAAACGGCTAATTATTGCCTTACCGTCTTAGTAAAGTATTTCCACTTGTCCCACATAGCGTGATTCTCTTTCAATAGCTCTTGGCTATTAGCTCTAATTGGATTAATGTCAATACCACCGCGTCTAACATACAGACAGGCAACCATTAGCTCTTCTGGCTTTGTCAAATCATATAAACGTTTATAAATCGTCTCGCAAATCTCTTCATGAAAATGACACTCATCTCTAAATGAGACTATGTATTGTAATAAAGATGTAGAATTAAGTGTATAAGGTCCTTTATAATGAATATAAACATCACCCCAGTCTGGTTGAGATGTGACCCTGCAATTACTCTTTAATAAAGCTGAATGAAAACGCTGCACTTTATTTGAATCACCTTCAGTCCAGCCAATTAAAGAAGGATCTTCTTTATAGCCACGCGACTTAATTGACGCTACATCAATATTATTCTCTAATGTTGGGTAATTGGCAGTAGAGAATAAAGGCGGGTAATACAACGTATCATCAATAGCTTTTGTGAG